CCACGAACAGCGCTATTATTCACTTCGGGTAAGCGTAAATATGGAATAAGATGGCTAATGTTTTGCCCGTATTCACCATCGCCACGCGTAAATAATTTTTTGACATTATCAGTGCATGTATATAGTCCGCTTATTCCATCCAATTTCGCAGAAATAACATAGGGTCCTTTGTAAGCTTGTTTCCATTTACTCAACGCATCTGTTGTAGGCTTTATTTTATTCATCGACGCCATAAAGTACGGCAACTTTACTTTATCTTTTTTAATGGGTGCACCAATTTCTTTGACCTTTTTATTATTTGGATATTTTCTTTCTATATATTCTTTCAAAATATCAAATTCATTGTCACTTAGGAGAGATTGTTCATTATAATATGCATCATTTGCCACTTTCACCATCTTTTCCAATTCCTTTTCGCTACATTTATCCAAAAAATGAATCCCATTACTCTTAAATTCCCCAATTCGCTTCATGGTAATTCCATTCGTTTTTCTTTTATACACTTTTTTAGTCTTGTTCATTTTTTCTTTTGAATTCTTTTTTGTTTCGTTCTTCATATTGTTGGACAACATATACACTATTATGAGATAGTTATATGTTGTATAGTTACATTTTACGTGTTTTTCTATTGTTCATAACACGTCTTTTTGTCTTATTTGTCTTCTTTCCTCCTTGAGATTTTGGCGGATACAATAAGTTCACTATTTGTTTATTGAAAAAGTAGAGTTGTTGTAAAGCCTTTTTATAGAACTCGTCACGATTTTTCGACGCTTTATATAATTTCACAATCTTCTTTGCATGTGTTGCGGTGATTGACATTTTTCGTAACTTTTGTAATTGTTCATCGGTCAAACGTTTTGCCATCTATATATTTCGCATATAATGAAATTTCAAAAGATTATAACTTGTCGTTCATAATATGTGTGGAAATAATATGTTCTAAATAATCAGCAGGGATGTTGTCTTTCAAATAATCTTCCAATTCTATACGTGTAGGTTCACGTCCGTTTATTTGCGCATATTGAGTTATGTATTCATCAAACATTTCTTGATATGAAGCGGTGCTATCTTGTATTGTTTCGTCAGGTCTATCCAAAAAAATCATAGGTTCGTGTGGGTCAATCCGTTTGAACCATTTATTACGTTGTATATCTGTAGTTTCAAGATAACTAGCACATATCTCAGGGATTGTAACACGTTTATTTGTTTTTTTTAGAGATTTTTTGAAAGTTATTTTGAATTTTACGATTATATTGTCATGAATAGGCGGGCTAATTTCCATTAATCGGTCATATTCATCCTTGTACCTTCTTATCATACTTTGTGGCGAAACACGTTCTACTGGACATTTTGCAAGTTCTACTTTTATGTTGCGATAGAATTTATCCCATGACAAACAACTTATACGATGTGCTTCATTATATTCGCTCACCTTGAGGAATTGCTGTACAGTTGTAATAATACCAGCAAAAATATTGATTGCTCCGATGACAACCTGAACGTATAAGCGCATATTAATAGGGAACCTATCTTGAGCAAAATTTGCTGTTCCCGTCAATGTAGACATGACAATTACTGGAATAGTGAACCATGCATTTTTTATAGAATATTCTGCGTGTGCTTGATTGTGCATCCACTTGAAGCACATTGCTTTATCTGCCCATTCAACTAAAATAGCTTCGTGTTGTGTATTCCATTTCGTTTGTTTGTCTTCTCTGTAACTATCCTCGGAAGTAGTTTTTTCATCATTATCTAACGTTTTCACTATTCCACTTGAATCATTTTCCGAAAACATATCTCTACTCGAACTGTCCAATGCATTTATTTCGCTCACTAATTGCTGTGATTGCATTCTCATACCAGTCTTTTCAGCAATTTTAAAATCTTCCAGTTTCTCATTGAATGTCTTTTCACTTGGACTCATATACTATATCAAAATATTTGCGTAATGATTTTTCCGCATACATTATATGACACTAAGTAAAACCGTTCACGAAATATCCATCGTTCATAAAGAAATTATTGAAAGTATGGAAGAATCGTCTAAAGTTTTGGAGTGTATTCGACAAAAAATTACCATGATGAAGACTATATATTCAAAATTGATTCATATTGAAAACCAACAACTTGCACAACTTGGTTTAGATACTTATTTTTTTCAATGTAAGTTAATAGAAAACGATTATGATGACTTGAAAAGGCGAAGCACTTATGTGAATAATCGTTTGTATGGAGACATGTTCAAATTATTGAAGATTATTATATATCAAAATAATGAATACGAAAAGACTGCAAAACATAATACGGCTGTAGTCGACTTGTCGAAAATTACAAGATATGAAGAACTAAATCCATATAAATTATATACATACAGTGAACACCGTGTTGTATTCATTGCATTAAAAAACGTGATCAATGAAATGACTCAAATACACAATCAACATGTCAGCACAGACAAGATTTCACAATTATTGCAAGATTCTGGATTGGAGATATCTAATTTCATTGAAGGTCGCCAATTTACACATGATGTTTGGAACCAGCAAATACATTTATTCAGTAGGTCGCTTCAATATTTATGTGATTTTCATCAAAAGACTTGTGGATTGCATAAAAAACGAATCAATGATATTTTTAATGAATTCGATAAATCTGTTCAATTCCAAAATACAAGTGGGCTTAATCTTGATACAATCATTGAAAATTTGCAAAACAATGAAACTGAAGCATAATGACTGTGGAAAATATATATATATATGTGTATTATATACTCATGGACGGTGGAAAAGCAATTGCATCTGGTGGATATGGATGTGTTTTTAAACCAGCAATAAAATGCGATAAAAATAAAGATAATTATCAAAACATGGTGAGTAAACTTATGACTACTGAATCGGGACAGGACGAGATGGATGAAACTTCATACTTACGAACAGTTTTAAAAAATTTAGAAAAAACTACTATTCCTGATTATAAGAAATATACTATAATACCTGAGTCTACGTGTATTCCCAAAGAATTAAGTCAAGAGGATAAAGAGAATTTAACAACAAAATGTGGAAATATATTAGGCGATTCCTATAAAAAAGTATTGAATAATGATTTCACGGGCTTTGTATCGTTAAATATGGATTATGGTGGGGTTGATTTGACTCATATGTTTGAAAACATAAATATTGATTTCGTGAAAATAAATAATTCGTTATTGGAACTACTCAATAACTTTATAACAAAAATCAATAAAGCTGGAATCGTACACAGTGACGTGAAGAAAGAAAATATACTTATCAACCCTACTACTTTTGAGTGTAGGTTGATTGATTGGGGCATGATAACTGTGAGCCACAGTGTATATAATGCCATGTCGTGGCGGAAATTCATGTTTAATTGTCCACCATCCATGATATTATTCAATGAAGATTACACTCCTGATATTGATAGGACTTTACGTGTGTACAAGAGGAAAACAAACATGTCAAAAGATGATTTGATAGTAAATATTGCAAGGTCACTAAAGAATATAGTCAATGAGAATGATTTTGGAGATGCTCATTTGGCACATATGTCATTTTCTGTCTACTCTATATTAAATTATACAGACAACCATCGCGTTGATACACAAGAGGCTGCCAAGGATGTTATATTTGAATATATAGCATATTGTCTAGATCATTTTCAGTATTCAGACGGTGAATTCAACTCTAGTGATTACTATAAGGTATATTCACATAATGCAGATATTTGGGGGTTTCTTACGGTATATATTGATATTTTGAAATTAACACGTACTAAGATTGATGTAAAATACACAAATGCCCAAGATTTTAAAATGGAAATAGGGAATTTACTGTTCAAGCATTTATTATCGGACCCCTCGAAGAAAATAGATGTGAAAGAGTTAACAAATGATTTGAAAAAGTTGAACAGGTACTTTATAAGCGAGGAACCTATTGTTCAAGAACAAAACGTTGGTGAGGATTTATTAAAGCAAATGACTACACTTTCTTTGCAACCATCCAAAATTACTACAAAGTCTGCTACAAAGTCTATAAGAAAGTCGGCTACCAAATCTGCTACAAAGTCTGCAAAAATGTCTTCTGTCAAATCTGCTACAAAGTCTAGAAGAAAGTCGGCTACCAAATCTGCTACAAAGTCTGCAAAAATGTCTTCTGTCAAATCTGCACCAAAGTCTATATCAAAGTCGGGCCAAAAATCGTCTATTAAAAAAAAATACACTACAAAGTCTGCTACAAAGTCGAGTACCAAGCCCACACAGAAAACGACACGACGAAAACGCTGTCCGAATGGAACACACTACGACCCAAAGTCGAATAAATGCATTCCATATAATCCTCGCGCAAGTGAAAATGTATAATAAAGTTATAGAATTCCATTTTAGTATATTTTTATTCTTAATATATTAAAAATGCAACATTTACCAGATATATCAAATATTGATGTCTCAATGTGTAATATTAATAAAGAAATTATTGATTCCGTTTGTTTATCGCCTCCCACGAGAGCACGAGTACATAAAAAATATGTGTTTACATATGATGATATAAGTTTAGACATTGTAGAACAAAGCAATGAGTCTTTGTCACCAAACATCCCAGATAACATTATGAGTGACTTTATGGAAGATATTACTTCACAAGATGCAACACAATTGCGAAATGTTGCATTGAAACTACTATTAGAATTATACCGTGTGCTAATGGGAACGTTTTTGATTGTATTTGTACCGCAAGAATGTGTTGTACAGAATACAAGTCAATTATGTACATTTAGTGAAAATATACGTCGTTCGGGTATATTTGAAACATCAACTCTCTTTATGAACGTATTATCATTATTTTGTTTCTTGATTCTATATGCAATTGAATACCGCCGTGAACATAAGATGATATGTTATTTGCATGTAAGTAAATCAAAACCACAAGATAATGAAAGCGTCAAACAAGAATTAGTCGCGTTATCACAAACAAGACGTACTACTCTGTTGAAACTTGACCATGATTACGCTACTATAGGCAAATATGTATTATGTGCGTTCACGTTGAATACAGGAATGAGCGCAGTCGTTATTTTCAATAATTATATAGACACATCCACTATCAGCGTATTTTTAACAAACGTCTTGTTTATGGGAATGAAAATGTACGATATTTATTACATCATGAAAACAGATGAAAATATATTCTATTCTGCGTACTTGTCAGAAAAGTTGCAATATAACGATGTAGACCCAGACAAGATTGAGGTTGAGGCATCGGCTGATATGAACCAGGCTTAGTATGTTTTTTATTGTGTATGCTCGATGTAATGCTCTAAATGCTGTTCTCTGTCACGGTATGGGATGGCAATTATATTTTCGTACATTATGTTTATATGATATTTTATTTTATTATCATATAAATCTAATTCTATGTTTCAACTTTAATACATCTACGATTTAATCAGTTGAATTTTTGAAATATCGTTAAAATATCAAAAACAAAACATGTGTATATTAATATTATGAGTTCACTAGTACAAGAATGTAAAAATAATACTGTTGTCTCCTCTTATCCTGATAATAATATATTTCATATATTTGCTTTTGATATCATAAGATATTACAATGATAAAAGTTCAAATGCATACATTTGGTCTGAGAATATAGATGAGAATTCCAATGTTCAAAAATGGAGATATTTTCTAATGAAGAAATTATATAATAATTGTGAATACGTTGACAAAATAAGACTAGAGGAACTACAAAAAAGTAAACCAGAAAAATTCCATTCTAGTTACGACTGTTGGGAATTTATAAATTACAAAGAAGATCCACACATCACAAAGATATATAGTAAAATCATTTCTAACAAAATAGAAGGAAAACACATATTGTTAAATATTAGAGAGGACCATAGAATTCTATACGAAAACAATTCTGGATTAAAATTAGAAACCTTTTTGCAAGAAAACAAAAATAGATTAAATGCTCCTTTCATGTATTGTAATTTTTCTAAAATGAAACCCGAAGAACAATATGATGTATGTCATAATGCTAGAGTTCTTGTTTCGGCACATGGTGCAGGATGTACTAATCTTATATTCACACCAATCAACACACCAGTAATTGAAATAAATTTCAGAAAACATTGGTACTGTGATAATGTATGTGATGAACATTTTCGAGGGGAAATTTCAATGAATGCAAAATGTGATGGAAAATTATCATTCAGACCATATTTCCATAAAGCAGATTATCATAATCTATGTTATTTGTTAAACAAAAAATATATTGAAATAGAAGCTGTAAAATATGATGGCGGGTTTTTATCAAGAAATCCAATTTCCAAGAAAAATATTTACATAGATGGAGAAAATTTAATACAATATATTGACAAATTACTTATTGAGCAAAACAAGTAGGTATTGTACTTTCATCATTTTTTGCTGTTTTTAATTTGCTAATTACTCATATTTCAACCTTAACCAACTCTACTATTGCATGAGGATTCTCTCTACGACTGTATATTTAATATATTATTCAACCCAGTCTTCATTATTTCCTGTAATTTTTGTTCATTACTAAGTCGTGGAAACAAATTTGCATGTTTATTATATGTATTCATATAATCCCTGCTATAAACTCTGTCATACACATCATTAAATTGAAGCAAATATTCTGGATGTTCCTGTTTCGTTGTAATATTATAGTAGTTGGTTCTATTCTCTAAAACAAGGTCTTCTGTTCCCCATCCCCATATATCATTCGGAAAGCCATTCACTTTATGAATAGTTGAATTGTTTATTTTGATATGTTCATTATACTTATGCAATTGAAAATTATTTTTTCCCTTTATTTTTGATTGTCATCCTTTTTTTAATTTTGAAAATCTTTTTCCTGTTTTGTTTGCGTGTCTTCTTTGCAAATTTACGAGCATATAGATGTGGTTTATTTTTACACGAAAAACTAACGAAATCAATGCCTTTCTTTTTAAATACACTCGAACGACATATGGCGATTCTATCCTTTTCCTTTTTGACGTTTTTAACATTTTTGATACAACGACATAGTTTTTCACTTATTATGCTCTCTGCGTTATCTCTCAACGTTTGTTTCTTAATTGGTATAGGTTGGTCATAATAACGCAATAATAATTTATAATCTTTACCAGTCAAATCATGCATATGTTACTCCTATATACTACATAGATATTTAATCACACTTCTTCGTACTTTCTACAAAGACTTCAAACTCCACTTTCAATAACTTGAGCATATCATAAATTTCTTTTATTGTATTACTGTTATCGTCACATTTTTGTTTTATTTGCTGCAACATAATTGTATTAGTATTAGATGCATTAGAGAGATTTTGACCAGAATTTGAAGCAATAACTTGTGCTTGATTTGTTTGTGTTCTATCTATTTTATTCAACTGTTTTAGTTTACTAAATATACTGTTGGATTCTGTGTTATTATCTTGTTTCGCGTTGTCATTTTCACTTTCACTATTTTTCAAGTTTAGCCATTCGGATGCGTCGTCTTCTTTGGGGATATTTTGTAATTCATAATTTCTTTGATTCATTTTTTCTTGAATAGCTTTCTCAATATCCAGCGGTTCTTCTTCTACCTCATCCTTAAATGTTACATTCTCTGGCTGAGGTTCTTTATTATAACTGTTGTAATCTTGTTGTATTTTTGCAAATGAATTATTAAAATCGTCTAATCTACTGTTTTTAATTTCATCTGCAGTAACTAACTGTTGACGCATATTACGTTGTAACATTTCACTCTTGCATAAATCTGTCATTTTTTGGATAAAATATTTATGCTGAATAATTTCCTCTTCGTTGACATATTGAATTTTTATTTGGGACATTGTCATGTGAAACACACGTTCAACGTATTCTTTTTTTTGTGCACCATAAAATTGTTTAAATTCATCGGTTTCCATGAGTATATCCCATAGCATTTGTTCGGTTTCATTCTCAAGGCTGGCCATATATTTATTACATACTAATTATTTAAATCTAATTAACTCATAAACTCAAATCTCTCTTTGAATGTTGTAATATTACAAATGGCGATTGAAATATTTACTTCTATATTGTTCCATCTCTTTATCTTTGATACGTCTCTTGGTAACTGTATTCCAAAATCTCTCTTTCTTCAACATTTGTATTATGAAATAAAGTGAATACATTCCGCATTCTGTATCACCATATTGGTGTTCTATTTTTCCATGCGTTTCTAGGAAAGAGTACGTGATACCCGTGTCCTTGCCTTGATTCATTACTGTATTAACAAATTTCATAAGTTGCTTGGGTATTTTATCACCAGTACTGTCAAAGTAATATATTTTTCGACGAGGTATATGTATAAATAACGATACCCAGTGCGAACCGCCTTTGTTGTGAGGGTCCAAATTGAAAACAATACCAATTTTTTTAAAATTGGCTTGGACATATTTTTTCAGTTGAAAATTACATATACTATTCCATACACATTGATTGTCGCTCAACTTGGTATCATAATCGATTGGAGATGGTCCTAAATAATCGAAACATTTGTATTCTACTTTGTATTGGTCTAACACAGCTGTAATATCATCACTACTCAACCAAGCATTTGGATTATTCAACCATTCTTTCGGCATGAGAGGAGCATATGAATGTTTCATTATCTCATTTTTCTCAGTTTTTTCCAAATTTGATGATTTTACTATACACGATTCACGTTTACACGACGTATTCTTCTCTCTTAATTCTTTTCTAATCGTATCAATATCATTTGTATTAATCTTATCGTTGTTATTATTGTTCCAATCGTCTTTTAATTTGTGCAAGTATGTTTCATTGAGGCACGTATTTTTAAATTTTGCTCCTGAAGGAGAACATTTTATTTTCTTTTGTTTACGCGTCTTATTTTTACCTTTTTGGTGGTTTCTATTCGTATTATGTATAGTCATTACATATTATACATAATAAATTTTTTCCATAATTTAAAGTTCATTGTCAGATACTCAAATAAATTTATTTTTGTCCATACGTGACGAATGGTTGAATACTTGACTTCCTATAGAGATGTCATTTGGTATTTCAGTGAATTTGGGGATTTCATCAAATAAACGACTATGATTGTAATTATATTCTTGTTGAGGAGTCTTTGCATGATACATGTCGCTATTCGAAGAAGGTACATAATACTTTTGGTCGCACTTCTGTAATGCAAAAAAACGATTCATCAATTGAGATTCCTTATCCACATTAGAAGCATACCCACTCCATGGCGCATTACGTGTTCCAGGATTAAAAGTAGATTCAACGTTAAATGGCATTGACTGATTTGATGAATTCATATCAGTTTGTCTGTCAAGCACATGGAATTTGGAATACTTTGTAGATACAGGCATTATGCTAAATGAGGGCTGTAAAGTGGTGGAAGGTAAATTTCGTGTAAAAATACGATTGTTTAATTCTTCTGTATTTGCATTTGTCGTCATATACTATGGTATGAAAAGATTTTCCCATGAATTATTACTTAATTACTTTCCATCAAGAAACTCTTTTAAACATTCAAGAATTCTTTTTGATACAATACCATCTATCTTCAAACTCTCTTTTGTCTTCAATGGAAACTTCAATTTCAACACATTTTTACAATGTCGCATAAAATTACTTTCATGAAGCGATAATTTGGATGCACACTTTATGAGCATATTTTTCATCAAGACATTATGTACATACGGACGCACTTGTAAATAATATACATTGTCATTATGCATAATTGAATGCTTTTGGTCGTCTAAAAAACATACTTGTGTGTCACTATGAATTCGACTACAACTGACGAGGTCTTCAAAATTCTTATCATGACTTGTACGTTTTAATTCGACACGCTTCCCATTTGCCATAAATGCGTGAATTATCTGATCAAAAATTTCTTCTTTGGGATCTAAATATTGGATTATATTCTTCACCCACGACTTTGGACCTTGATTGTTTGTATAGATTAAAACCTTGTCTATTTTCTTGACCTTATTTTTAGTATTCTTATAAGTCTTCAAAAAATCTAGTATTTCTTTCAAATGTGGTCTAAAGAATATACTAAAAAACATATCTAATATCACATTGAGTTGTCGGGTATTTATTTTCTTGTTTAAAAATGATTCAATTGAATTTACCAATACTGCCAATTGATGAAAATACCCAATTGTCTCATCGAAATCAAATACTATCACTTTCTGATGTAATTGTGTCATGATTTTGTATTATATTATCGTAAGACATTTAAAACTGCGTAGAATTTACACATACTTACTTCTTGTGTGTCTTATTCTTTGTATGTTTCTCTTAAACTAAACGTATAAAGTTCATTATTCTCGCCTCCGAAGTAATGTGGATTCGATGCCTTCTTAAATGGCTTTATGAATGTAATTTCATGTGGGTCATCCTTTCGCCACACGCGGACCATTTCGTGTCCCCACATGGTTACAGTTTCAGTAAACTTAGATATTAGTTGCTTGGGTAAGAAAATAAACACGTCACATACGTGAGTCATTGGTGAGTAATGGTGTTGAAATGGGAAATTTAATTTTGTATTATCAATCAAGTCTACCATATTGATATCTTCGTATAAAACATCATAACGGCTTACAAATAGTCCAACATGTTCATCTGTAATGTGCTTTTCTGCCTCGCGTATAGCTTCAATACAACGTGAATGTTGCGTTCCTGCTTTTGCTTTCAATAAATAGAACTCACCATTGACATGTTCTTTTGTAAGATTTAAATCCTCAAATAACTTTGTGTTCTGTGTAATTGAGAGTACGTCCACAATGTAACCACGCTGTATATATGGCTGAATTACAAAAGTATTTAAATTATTAAGTACTTCGATTTGCGCAACGGAAGAAGTATCGTAGTGACCTCGTTTTGCGTTATGAGGTCCCTGCATTTTACTCACCTTATCTGGCCATACTGTACGAAAACTTTCCCCTCTTATAATTATCATAACTCGCTTTGTCATGTATACATATGTCTGATAAATACGTGTAGTTGTTTATACGAATTTATCTATTTACTAAATCAAATAATATTCAGCAATTTGTCTTGTATGAATTGCATTCGCTTCTGTGGTATTGGTATCCATACCATGCGTCGAAGCCTTGCTCCTTATACACTCTATATGCACAGTTTGCGTTACTCTGGCAACTGAACAACTTATCACATGGTGTATTGCATTCATCGTATTTAGACAATGGGTCACCAGAACACCAATAATAACTATTGATTTGAAAAAGTCCATAATCAGTACTTCCGTCGCCATTTCTATTTGTTGCATCACAATTGAAAGAACTCTCATACTTTGAAATACATACCATTGTGTCTACGCTCCCAGAAGGAAATCCAGCATGCTTCAAATATGATACAACATCGCACTCACTTTGTACATTGTTTGTCAATGTTCCGTTAAACGCATTTATCAACTGTATAGTCATTAGAAATAAACAAATAATATTCATTATATCTTTATATCACAAATTTTCTTTATATTGTTTGCAGCATAAATAGAGTTAAAACATTGACCCACCGAAACTTCCACCAAGTGCTTCATTTGCTGCCATTAATTCTTGCTGAGGAAAGTTGCCCGCGTTTTGAGGGGTATTTGCGTTTACCATTGGGTTTGCTGTATTTGCGTACATACCATCATAATTAGTACCAGAACTGTCTTGTTTTGTTGTCAATGGTTCACGCGCAGGAAATGGACTTTGTTGTTGTCCTTGTTGGGGCTGTGTATTTTGTGTGTTCTTCTTTTCTGCTTCCTCTTCTTTTGCACCACTGTTGCCTTCCCATAGTTCAAAGATACGCTCAATTAAGATGTTTGTCTTTTCACCTAATTTTGTTTGCAAACTCAAAACTACCACTAAAGTACTGATGATAATATTTACTACCGAATACTGTTGATAGTCAATGCCGCTATATGTTGGAACATATGTCACTATACGATGAATATAATACATACCTACAAACATCACTACGATTTGTGCCAACACTTCGAACAATATTTCGACACTTCCTTTATCCTCGTCTACGTCAGGAATATACTTCTTCATTCCCTTGTTTAATACCAATATAGGGATTATTGCTAATCCCGCAAATTGAACAATATTGAATATTTCACATTTTGTTTCGTCGTCAAATTGAAACATATGTCTAAAGAATGTCATTTTTGTTTCTAATTTTCCTCCGTCTTGTATTTGTACAGCGTCCATATGATTTATGAAAAGAAATAAAATTGAAACTCCATTTAGAAGTTATGTGATATTATATTTACAACAATGGTGAAAATTTGCAATACAAAGTACACAAATAACACATACGATTCCTATTTTGAATGGTATCCTTTTCCGTTGAGCGATTTCCAAAAATATGCAATAGAAGGGCTGATCGAAGATAAGGATGTCTTAATCACAGCTCATACAGGCTCAGGTAAAACACTTCCCGCTGAATTTGCTATTCAATATTTTCACGGAAAAGGGAAAAAGGTAATTTATACAAGTCCTATTAAAGCGTTATCGAATCAAAAATTTTCAGAATTTACAAATAAATTCCCTAATGTGTCTGTGGGGATTTTGACTGGCGACATCAAATTCAATCCAGAAGCAGACGTTCTTATTATGACAACGGAAATATTACAAAACACGCTGTATCAAATGCAAAAGGTTAACCCTCAACACGGGACGCTGCATTTCCAAATGAATTTGGAAGATGAATTGGGTTGTGTCATTTTCGACGAAATACATTACATAAATGATGCAGACCGAGGTAAAGTATGGGAAGAGTCTATTATGATGCTTCCCGAACCCGTACAGATGTTAATGCTCTCGGCTACAATCAACCGTCCAGAGAAATTTGCATCGTGGATTGAAAATAGATATAAAACAAGGGAAGTTGTATTGGCGCCTACAAATCATCGCGTTGTCCCTTTGACACATTACTGCTATGTCGATACGAATTCATCCTTATATAAACATGAAACCGACAAAGAAAAACAGACGCAGTTGAAATCCGTATTTGGTAACTTTCATATTATAAAACAGCAAAATGAGCCTTTTGACGACGGCACATACTTAAAAGTAACTAAAACATTGAAATCGCTACAGGAGCATAAAATTCACGTGAAACCGATTCATGTATTGAATTCGTTGGTGAAGAAATTGAAGGAGTCCAACATGTTACCCGCATTATGTTTCGTATTTTCGCGGAAAAATGTTGAAAAATACGCAAAGCAGTTAAATGTATCTTTATTTGAAGAAGACGAAATCATTCCTTCCATCATTCAAAAGGAATGTGATAATGTATTGAGAAAATTACCAAATTATGAAGAATATGTCACGTTACCAGAGTATGTTGATACTGTGAAATTACTTGAAAAAGGTATTGCAATTCATCACAGTGGTGTGATGCCAATACTCCGTGAGATGGTAGAAATATTATTTGGTAAAGGGTATATTCGAGTATTGTTTGCAACCGAAACATTTGCCGTCGGAATCAACATGCCTACAAAAACGGTTGTATTTACGAGTTTATCAAAGTATACAAATGGTGGAAATCGTCAATTGCTTGGACACGAGTATACGCAAATGGCAGGGCGTGCGGGCAGAAGAGGACTGGACACAAAAGGATACGTAATTCATCTGAATAATTTGTTCTGGAATAACTATCCAACTATGACAGAATACAAACATATCTTGAAAGGAGATCCTCAAGTGCTTGTATCTAAATTTCAGATTCATTATAATCTTATATTGAACCTTGTATCAATCGGTAATATGGATTTTGACAAATTCATAGCAAATACAATGTTACATGAGGAAATTGAAAAAGACATTACTGCTAGAAAACAAATAATCGAAAACATGAACAATCAAATAAATGATACATCTGAAGACACAACTTCTTCTGGTATAAGTCAACGAACAACCGTGGAAGAGATCCAGGAATATTTAAACTTGGAGGAAGAGTTGCCGTATTTAAAAAATAAAAAGCAAAAGCAAGCAAAACAACGCATAAATGATATAAAAGTTGCAAATAAACATTTAGATAGGGATCTGCAGAATTATAAAGAAAAAATGACGAAAAAAATGGATTTATGTCGTGAAATGCATGATTTGGAAAACAGTGAAAATTATGTGAAAAATAATATACAACAAATCATTAACATTCTGAAATTTCACGATTACATTGAAGAAGATGATGAAAAATATACACTTACACATCATGGCGTTATTGCGTCACAAGTACGTGAAATAACTGGATTATTGATTGCTCCGCTTATACACGATGGAACATTGGACCAATTAACAACTGAAGAGCTTGTGGGATACTTTAGTGTATATATATCCGTTAATGTAAGCGACGAAATGAAAACGCACAATATTCAAGCAAAATACTCTAAAATCCAAATGTGCGTGACCAGAACAAAGGACATTTTGCACAAGTTTCAAGACGACGAATTAAGAGTAAATATGGTATCACAGCATACGGACATGGAATTGCAATATGACTTTATGGATTACATTGTTCAATGGTGTTTAGCACATTCAGAAGGCGAATGCAAATTCATATATCAAAAAATACAACAAGAAAAAGATATATTTTTAGGGGAATTTGTGAAAGCAATAATGAAGATAAACAATATTGCAAATGAATTATTAGATGTTTGTGAGAAGTTTGGATATATTTCACTGATGCATAAACTTAGTAAAATAAGCGAAATGACATTGAAACACATTGCAACAAACCAATCATTGTATGTGTGAATTAGGAAATAAGAACCTTTTACGAAATAATTTAAAAACAATTATATTAGTTTTTTATATGACTAAAAAATTATCAAGTATGTCTCTTGAAGAACTATATGAATTAGCAAAGCGAATAAAATACATTCCTCCCGAAGGAGAATATGAAAAATGGTCAGAACAGGAAATTTTTAATGCATCGACATATTTGACACTGCAAAACCAAATTCAAATGGACGCATCTATTTTGGCGTGTAAAATACTCGGAACTCCCATGAAAATATTAGTTCGTAAACAAATTATAAGTTACGTTGACACATTTGGTTCTTCAAGGGTGTAAAGTTGAATATTAAATGAAAGTGATATAAAGACGAATCTGTATGTATACTTATAATGAAGTGTTTCTTTGCTTTTCAACTTATTTTTATCAACACCGTGTGTGCAAATGTATGGGTACAATTTCAAGATTTCATTGAAAAATTTGAGCGTCGTTATGATTCAATTGACGAATTTACTCTTCGATTTGGAAGATTTCGCGAAAACGTAGAGTTTATTCAAAATTTTAATAGTCGTCAGACGAATGTTACTCTTGGTGTGAATCACTTCAGTGACATGAATGCGCGCGAATTCGCCAACTACAATGGGTTGCGTGTGGGTGTTTATCCCCGAATGAATATTTGCGTTCCTTTCACTTCTTCGGGAGCATCAGTTGATGACTCGTTAGATTGGAGAACAAGTGGAGCAGTGACACCAGTAAAGGATCAGGGTCAATGTGGTTCTTGCTGGTCGTTTAGTGCAACGGGTGCAATGGAAGGCGCGCATGCCATTAGTGGCAATAAACTAGAGTCATTTTCAGAGCAACAATTAGTTGATTGTTCGGGTAAATATGGAAATCACGGATGCAACGGAGGTTTAATGGATGCCGCATTTCACTATGCTGTAGACAGTGGAATTTGCAGTGAAAGTGAATATTCCTATGAGGCGAAACAGGACCAATGCAGAGAATGCCAATCTGTTGCTTCTATTTCAGGTTGTGTGGATGTGACGCCCAATAACGAAGTTCATTTGAAAGAGGCTGTAGCAAATGGTCCCGTATCTATTGCAATTGAAGCAGATACACGCGTGTTTCAGTCATACAAATCAGGTGTTATCACATCAAGCGATTGTGGAACAAAACTAGACCATGGTGTATTGATTGTTGGATATGGAGAGGAGAAGGGGGTCATGTATTGGTTGGTCAAAAATAGTTGGAGTTCATCGTGGGGAGATGATGGATATGTAAAAATAGAGCGTTCAAATAGTGAAAATGACAAGGGTGTATGTGGTATTGCCATGCAACCATCATACCCTGTTGTATAAAATATAACTTTTGGGATGAAACTCAATTCGAACATAACAAATTCATACTAATTCTTACATAAATTATTATGAATACAAAAAAGTCAATCATTCTTTTTATCAATATAAACTTCTTTCATTATATTTTTAATCACCTTTTTACCATTTTCAGATGTGTCTTCGTTCATTGTATTTTCGATAATATTCACAAAATGAACTCCGTCGTCAGAATGCATATCTTCAAGATTCGGGTGTTTTTCAACCCAATTTGGAAATTGATTCAAGTTTTTTTTATGCACTTTTCGAATTGCTTGATTTATTTTCTCTTTTGTTTTATCTTTTTCCCAAATATTATTGTCTTTTATATAAATAATTTCTCGTTTCAAGTCACTGCAATGAACTGGTCGTTTTGTCACATCAAGTTTACTTAATCCATTCAACATAATTTGCGTCATTCCATTTACATATCCATGTTTTCCAGTAAATTCCAAATCTTCTAATTTCATTTTCAAACTTTCAATAAAATCCATAATATTCAATGCATCTTTACAACTTTCATTTAAAAATACATTTAAATTGAATTTGTTGTGAGAATTGCTTGTATTGTTATTTCCAATTTTCGGTATAAGCTCTTTCATTTGTTTACTTTGTTCCACCAACATGCTTTGTAATTCATTGTTTTTTTCTGCAATTGCAAAAAACATGTCTTTATAATCATTTTTCGATATTTCCGACTTTTCGTTTTCATAATTAATTTCATTAATTTCATTTTTATTAATTTTATTTTCATAATTAATTTCATTTTTATTAATTTCATTT